GGATTGGATTCTTCGTTGTGTTTTCGATCTCTAGCGCATTGGAAATTCTGTCTAGATAAGTGATTGATCTTATTGGATTTGTTTTGATTTACTTTCGAGTGTAGTTGAGTTATACTTGCCTTCCTGTTGAGAGAGTGTTGGAGAGAAAAGTGGAAAAGCGTGTCAATAAAGTAAAGTTTGAATACAACTACAAAAAGATCCGTGCCGAAGTTCGTAAGCACGGTCCTGTAAAGATCTATACTCCCGAAGAAGTTAGAGCGTTGAACATAGCTCGTGGGTTGATAGTTGGAGAAATTGATGGAAGCGATTCGCGAAGTGACTAACTGGGATATTGAGTATACTGCACCCAACCACGTCTATCTGATTGATGGTTCGCGAATGGTCGCCTATATACCAAATGGGAATGGTGAAGCGAAATATTTCAAGGCTCCAATAAACTTCGATCGTCGTGGTCGTCGTTTCGTAAAAGTAACGCCAAATCCGTTCAAGAAAGTAAAGAAGAGCAATCTGATTGAAGTCAAAGGATCGAAAGGTGATTCGTATTTCGTCGATCCTGATACTGGAACATGTACTTGTAGTGGATATCAATTCCGTGGAAAATGCAAACATCTTCAGGTCTTGAATGACTGAACCTCAAAAAGAAAAACTAGAATTCACTCTGGTGGCGATCTTTTCGATCGCCACCATTTTTTATGGGCTTTATTCAACATGGAGATTCATGATATGAAAATATACATTCCGACTTTTATGAGAGAAGATCGTCAGAAATGTTATAGTAATCTCCCACCTAAAATTCAAAAGATGGTGACTCTCGTTACTCATTCTGGTCGGTATGATATTCTCAAAGAACACCAACCAAAAGCTGACATTGTCGATCTCGGAAAAACAGATGGTATTGCTGACGTTCGGCAAAAGCTGATGATGGCATCTAAAACAGATAAGCTGTTGATCATTGATGACTCATGCACATTCAAGAAAAGAAACAAAGAACTTCGGCTCATAGATATGACCGAAGATGATTATGTTGAAATGTTCAATATGGTTGAACATCTTCTGGATGAATATCCGATGGTCGGCATTTCAGATCAGGCTGGCAATAACAGAGTTCCTGAATCTGTAAAAGAAATCGGTCGATCATATAGTTGTTATGGTGTAAACAGAAAAGTCTGGATTGAAAATGATATTTCTTTTGATGGAATGTATCAAAAGAACAATGAAATAAAACTCTATGAAGACTTCTATGCGATACTAAAACTTTTGACTAGCGGTCTCAAAAACGCTATAATATATGACTATGCATTTAGTCATGCACATGGTAAATCTGGTGGGAATTCAACGATCCGAACTAATTCATTACAGAAGAAGTGTATTGAATCATTACAAGAGACGTTTCCTGGTCTCGTGAAATTGGTTCAGAAACAAAATCCGTCATGGAAAGCTGGATTGAATGATGAAGATGAGTTCCGATGGGAATGTCAGATATCTTGGCAAGATGCATACAAAAGAGGTTCTACATCATCATCACTTGAGAGTTTGTTTATATGATTGATTTGAATTCAAATGATTTGACTGGGAAGAGGATAGTAATCGACCTGGACCATACACTATGCATTCCTAATGATTCAAAGACGGATACATATGGAAAGTATGGCAACGCGGAACCAAAGCGAGACGTTATTGATAAAGTTCGTATTTGGAAATCTCGTGGTGCGTATATAATTATACACACAGCTAGGCGAATGGGAACGCATAAAGGTAATTTGGAAAACGTTCTGAAAGATGTTTCGCAACTAACCAAAAATTGGTTGGCGCAGAATAATGTTCCACATGATGAATTGATCTTCGGGAAACCATATGGTGATGTATACATCGATGACAAGGCACTGAATGTGGAGGATTTATGAAGTATGCTGTAATACCAGCTGCGGGTTCCGGAACAAGAATGAAGGAACTCGGCAAACAATATGCGAAAACAATTCTTCCCTATAATGGAAAACCCATTATCGTACATATCGTTGATGGTTTATTGAAGTCAATTGAACCAGATCTGATCACAATCGTATATTCCAATGAAGATCATAGAGAACAGATAAAGAATGCTCTTTCTCTTTATGGATTCAATGATAAGATTCAATTCGAACAAGTGTTCGGTGGAAGACAGGGACCAGCAAAGTCAATTCTTTCTGGTCTTTCGCAATTTATGACAGATGATGATGAAGTCTATGTTCATTTGAGTGACTTCATTGTTCCAAACTTTGAGAAACTCTCAATTGAGAAGAACTCAATCTCAGCATTCAAAGTTGATGATCCATCTAGATGGTGTATGGTTCATTCGAATCTTGATGGTTATGTTGATCACTTTTCTGATAAACCAAAAGACGAAGTTGATACCAATCTAGCAGTATCTGGTTTGTATTACTTTGGCAATGGACTTGAACTTCTAAATGCATTCAATCGTTGTGATGAAGATGCACCAGGAGAGTTTCAAATATCTGAAGTGATGATGGAATACCATGAAGCTGTTCCATTGAAAGTATCATACATTGATGCTAAGAAATTCAAAGACTTCGGAACAATCGAAGAATTCATACAGAATCGTGGCGTTTCTAAATCCAGAAGTTTCAACGTCATCGAATTCAATGATGATATGGTAACAAAATCATCATACATCTACCCTGAAAAAATAAATGCTGAGTCTGCTTGGTTCGTTTCTATACCAACAGAACTTCAAAAATATGTTCCAAAACTTCTACAAAGAAGCGCTGGGATGTATACGTTAGAAAAGATCAAATCAAACAATCTTCGCGATCTGTATTTGTACATGGATCGTTCCCAAGAAACTTGGGATGAGATATTTGATTCAGTATACAGCTTCATCAAAAAATGCGAGAAGTACAAGAGCGATACTTTTGGTGCATATAGATTCTGGAACAGAATCTTCGATAAGAACAATGAGAGAATCTTGGGAACACCATATCAAAATGAAGCATCTATATTCATTCAAGATCTGCATTATGATATAACTGAATCCTCATACTTCAATGAAAATACTTTGTATCATGGTGATCTGCACTTTGCAAATATGTTTTATTGTTTTCACTATAAAGATCTGAAACTCATTGATCCTAATGGTCATGTTACTGGTCATTGGTTTTATGATCTCGCAAAGTTGAATCATTCAGTGAATGGTAAGTATGATTGGATAGATTCTGAGCTGTATGTGAAAACATCATTCCTAGATAAGGGAACTGAAAATGTAAAAGCGAGCTTCAATCGATTGCTGGATAAGTTGGAATTGAATTCAAAAGAAAGACGACTTCTGACTAAACTTACAGCAAGTCTATTCCTCACGATGATCCCTCTACACACACACTCAAAAGAAAATCAAAAATTGTTTCTGAATGAATTCAGGAGGCTTCGTGATGAATTGGGATGAATACTTCATTCGCCAAGCAATGCTTGTTTCCGAGAAATCAAAAGATCCATCGACGAAGGTTGGTTGTGTTATTGTTGGAAAGGATAATGAGATTCTTTCAACGGGATTCAATGGATTTCCTCGTGGTGTTCAAGAAGGAAGATATGAGCGTTATATTGGAGATGGATTGAAGTATGAACTCAATCCGATTAGATGGGCAAGACCTGAGAAGTATAAGTGGGTTGAGCATGCTGAGCGCAATGCAATATATAATGCTGCGAGGAATGGAATTCGCTTGATTGGATCAAGAGCGTATTTGAATTGGGAACCTGTCCCTTGTTCTGATTGTGCAAGAGCATTTATTCAGGCTGGTATTATTGAAGTCATTGGACCAAATATCCCATTCGGTGGTGCTGGCGCTGGCATTCATTACCATATCGGTCAATCTACTGAGATGATGATTGAGTCTGGCTTGAAAATTCGAAGAGTGACTTGGAATGTAAATGAAGAAAATACAAGATGTAATCAACGTTGATTTGAGAACATGGAAATCATACACAGAACCATATGAACATGTAATCATCGATGATTTCTTTGATGAGCCTCTTGCGCATTTTATCGCACATGAATTTCCAGCATACGACAATAATATATGGACATCAGTGTATGATAATCCAATTGAAGTAAAAAGAGCATGTAATCATTGGGATAATTTTCCATTGCATATTTACAATGCATTCACATACTTTTGTTCTTATGAATTCAATCAAATTCTATCCAAGCATTTCAACGTTGATTCATTAGTTCCAGATTATGGATTGCATGGTGGTGGGATGCATTCACACAAAAGGGGTGGGAAACTAAACATCCACAAAGACTATAGCATTCATCCAAAAATAAACATGATGCGTCATTATAATATTATTGTTTATGTCACTCCAAACTGGAAACCAGAATGGAATGGTGGATTGGAATTGTGGAGCCACGACGAAAAAACAAATAAACCAAAAGAACTGATAAAAACTATTGAAAACAAATTCAATCGAGCAGTCATATTCAATACAACACAAAACTCTTGGCATGGATTGCCACATGATCTAAATTGCCCCGATGGTGTTTCTAGAAACAGTTTAGCTGCATATTATGTTAGCGAAGTGACAGAAAAAGCAGAAAATAGAAATAGAGCATTGTTCGTTCCGAGCGAATCTCAGAAAACAGATCCATCAATTGAAGAGTTCTGCGAAAAGAGGAGCAAATATTAATGAAAGTTGCGATTGTAACTCCAACTATTGGATCAGAAGATTTTGCAAAATGTTTATCCAGTGTTCAAAATCAGACATACGAAAATCTCACGCATTATGTTTTCTTAGACGGTAAAGAGCATTATGATAAAATTCATCCATTATTGAATGATGCTGCAGATAAACGCAGCATTCAAACAGTAAGTCTTGATGATAATGTTGGAAAGGGTTGGTATGGTCACCGCGTTTATGCTGCATGTTCATTTCTTGTCAATGCTGATGTTATCATGTATCTCGATGAAGATAATTGGATGGAATCGGATCACGTTGCGTCACTAGTTGATATCCTCGCAAAGAAAAATTTATCTTGGGCATATTCTCTTCGCAAAATTCACGATAAGCTAGGAAACTTCATTTGCGAAGATAACTCGGAAAGTCTTGGGAAATGGCCAGTTTGGTTTGACAATAACGTACATCACATTGACACTTCTTGTTATGCAGTAAAACGAGATGTTGCGCTTCAAATCGGGCATGCATGGTATGGTCAATGGGGTGCAGATAGACAATTTTTCTTCAATCTATCAAAACATTTTCCAAATTACGATTGCACGAAAAAGCATAGTTTATGCTATCGATTAGATGGGAACCCAAAGTCAGTTCAGAAAGAATTTTTTTATGAGGGAAATGAGAAGATGATGAGTCGATACAATAACAATTTACCATGGGCGTCATAATGAGTAAACCAACACTTCGATTGAAATTTCATAACTTTTGGGAAAACTTCAACCCAAGTATAATGCCACAGGATTATTTTCTTGAATTTATTCTCTCGCATGGATATAATGTTGTACTTGTTGACAGCAAACCTGATGTTGTTATCAGTAGTTTATTTGGAAAACCAGTTTCGAAAACTGACTTTGAAAATGATCCATTTATCATAAACTATAATTACGAACCAGATTGGTTGTATCCCGAAAGAAGTTCTGGATACTCTGATATGAAAATCGGACATGGGGAAGGATATTGTAGAGTTCCTCTTTGGATGATGTATACAATTTGGGATGAAACAAATCTAAACACAGTTTACAAATTGAAAGATGATCCCCATGTTGGACAAGGTTGTCATCATACTCCAGGGTTTGGATTGAAAGTAGATAATGGATATAAAAATAATCCACTATTCATCTCAAACATATTGACTCGACATGAACAGCCAATAAAAATAAAAGATAAATTTTGCAACTTCACCTATACAAAAGCAATACCGAATAGAGTGAATTTCTTTCAGTTTCTGAACGAATACAAATTCGTTCACAGTACTGGTTCTGTCATGAATAATGTCAATGGATATAGAATGATATCCAAGAGTCTTGAATTGTCAGAATACAAGTTCACAATAGCATTCGAGAATTCAATTTATCCAGGATATGTTACCGAGAAAATATTCGAGCCTCTGGTTGCTGGAAGTGTTCCGATATATTTTGGAGATGAGAGTTGTTTGACAGATTTCAATGAAAATGCATTCATATATGCTAATCGATTTAGAACATATGGAGAACTGAGAGATTATGTCATTGAAGTTGACAACAATGATGAACTATATCGATCATATCTAAAAGAACCAATATTTGGTTCAAATCAAGAAAACGTTTTGAATAGGTGTAAGAATTTATTTGACGAAATCTATGAGAAACTTATAATCAAAAAACCAAATCTGAGAGTGTGATAATGAAAGTTTCAGTAATTGTTCCGACAATGTGGCGCGCAAATGATTTTTTCTCCAAAATGCTGACAATGATGACTGATTCACCATTTGTTGGTGAAGTTATTATTATTGATAACGATAAGGATAGGAGACCGAAAGATATAGATTTTTCTTCTGGTAAAATCAAAATACTTGAGTTTGGTGGAAACATTTTCTTCAATAAGAGCATGAATGTTGGCGTTGAAAATTCTACTTGTGAACTTTTGTGTTTGGCGAATGATGACATTATTTTCGATCCTGCTATTTTTGGTGCACTTTGCCAAAATTTTGACAAAGAAACAATGGGAATGGTTTTTCCGCACCCAGCGTATTTGAATAGAGGGAAAGAAAATTTGGAGCTGATAAAAAATCTAACGTTAGCTGAAGCTGAAATCCCATTAGATGGGTTTGGATGCTGTATGTTTATTCATAGAGATAATTATGTTCCAGTTCCACCAGAATTAGTGCAACATTTCGGAGATGTCTTCTATTTTGAAATAATGAAGAAAAACAATAAGAAAAATTATTTCTTACACAATTGGGTCATTGTGACTCCAATGAGAGTCACAACTGCTGTTGTGAAAGAGGCGCAGGAAAAAATTATAAATGATTGGAAGATTGCAAAGGAGGTATTTGCTAAATATGACATAGAAATTGATGATCCCTCAAACGACAGACCAGTTTTTGAAGCTGGGATCCTCCCAAGATTTCAGAATAAATAGTTGTTGGTACCACCAACTTCAATAGGAGTAGCAAAATGCTAGACGTACTATTTTGGGTCACGCTGGGCGCTTTCGTTGGTTGGCATTTCCCAGAACCATTTTGGGCGAAAGCTATTAAAAATAAAGTAAAGGGTGCGTTCGCTAAGAAAGAATAGTTCGATATAAATTTATACTATGGAGTGAATTGTTATGAAACCAGAAAAACAAAAAATTAGGATCAATCTGCCAAAGGCAACGAAGAAGCAACTTTCGTTGCAACAGATTTCTTATCCTATAGAAAACATAAATGAAGTGCGTAGAATTCTTGCGCGCGCACATGAGCATGCAGTTTTGAGTAAAACACGCAGGTCAGTAGAAACAGAAGACACGGAGTAACATGCTCATACTCACATTCCTCGCTGCGATATTTCTATCGGGTGTCGCAGCATACTACTCAATTATTGGTCTCACACTTATATTTACTGGTTCATTCTATGCCATTCTTACGATGGGAGTGTCATTAGAATTCAGTAAACTTGTTGCAACATCTTGGCTCTATAGGAACTGGCAATCAACTGCATTCCTAATGAAAACCTATATGTTGAGTGCAATCTTAGTGTTGATGCTCATCACATCAATGGGAATCTTTGGGTTCCTGTCAAGATCACATTTAGAAAATTCAGCACTTTCGTCAAACACAGTTGACAATCAGATTGCGTTATTGGATTCCAGAATAGAATCGCGAGAAACTTATCTGGCAAGATTACAACAGCAAATAGATTCAATTGATGAGTCATTCAATCGTTATGTTGAATTGGGTAGTATTTCAAGAGGAATCACTGAGCGTAAGAACTTCAAAGAAGAGCGCGATGAACTGGAAGCAGAAAGGCGAGAAATTGATGATGAGTTGCTTAGTCTGCGTGAGCAACGCGCTCTTGCTTTGAATGAAAAGAGTAAAGTCGAAGTTGAAATTGGACCTCTGAAATACATTGCTGAATTGATATATGCTGGTGATGCAGAAAAACATTTTGATTCAGCAGTAAGATGGGTTATAATATTGATCGTCATTGTTTTCGATCCTCTTGCTATTGTTCTTCTACTTGCTGCAAATAAAAGTTTACTGGAACGGAAAGGAAAACCAAATCCACCAGAAGCTCCGAAATCAAAAAAAGAAGCAGTGAAAGTTGAAAAATCGCATAGTCCTTCAAACATCAAATTTACTTCGCATCACGAAGAAGTTGAAATGAAAGATAAGGATCATGAAATACTTGACGAAATTGTAATACCAGATGATATCATCAAACTCTCAAGCAATGAGAATGATTCTGAGCAAATATCTCAAACTGAAGAGTATATGCAAATTGCAAAAAATAGCAATCAAAGTGATTTGAGTTTCTTATCTTCAGATCCAATAAAGAGAAGATATCAACTTTCATTGAAAGGGTTTGTAAATAGAATGAGAAAAGGAGTATAATAGTGAGTAATGTGAAAATTTTTAAATTGATTACTGGTGAAGAAATCGTTGGCGATATCGTTCAAGAGATTGCTGAAACGAATGAATATGTGCTTGAAGATACTGTAGCGATTGTTATGCAGCCAACACAAGATGGTCGCCTTTCTCCTGCATTTTTCCCATGGATGGCTGTGATGGATGGTGCAAAAGTTATTGGATCTGAAAATATAATTTGTATGGGAAATCCTGACGCAAGTCTACTGAATGCATATCAATCAATGTTCTCTAAGATCATCACCCCAAAGAAAGGGATCATTGTGTAACAATGAGTTTCTACTATACTAATGTGAATGTGGCAGGCGACAACGTTCTCTTTCGAGGAATCAAAGATGGAAAACGTATTCGCCAAAAAATCAAATACAAACCTCGGTTCTGGGTCAATGGTTCAGGTGAATCCGTCTGGAAAACTCTAGAGGGAACACCAGTTCATGAGATGAAGTTTGACAGTATTCGTGATGCTAGGAATTTCCTCAAGCAATACGAAAGTGTACAAAACTTCAAGATCTATGGTCTCAATCGTTATGATTGCGCATTCATCTCTGATCATTTCCCTAATGATTTTGATTGGGACGTAAATGATCTTTGTGTTGCGTATCTCGACATCGAGGTTGGTTCTGAGAATGGATTCCCAAGTCCAGCGCGAGCATCAGAAACGATCACTGCGATTTCAATTGAAATTTCAGGAACAATGTATGTGTTTGGCTGTGAAGACTTCAATAACAATTCTGATAATGTCAAATATTTGAAATGTTCAGATGAGTTTGAATTGATCAACAAGTTTCTCGATCTCTGGTCACACTTCTATCCTGATGTTGTAACTGGTTGGAACACGAAGTTCTTCGATATTCCATATCTCGTGAATCGCATTCATAGGTTGTTTGGTGATGACTCAACGCAAGCAATTGCGTTGAGTCCATGGGGTCGCGTCAATCCATATGAAGTTATTTTCAAAAACAAAAAGGAAGTCTGCTATGACATCGTTGGTGTTTCTGAACTTGACTATTATGAACTGTATCGGAAGTATTCATCCAATCCAAATCAAGAATCATACAAACTAGATCATATCTGTTCTGTTGAACTTGGTGAACGAAAGGTTGACTATTC